ATCTCCATTCTCTCTCTCTATCAGCAGGAGGCGACCAATGGTGACGAAGAGCCCCAGCATTTCCAGGGCAGTGTCCGCTTCCATCCGAGATGCCCAGATTCTTCCTCGGGATGGTGCCACAGTGGCCCTGGCACGGCGATATGCAGCGCTCATCGACGATGCGGCACAGGTAGCTGATGAGCTCGACACCATCAAGTCGTCAGATGACGATGTACTGACTAAACTGCATCGCCTGAAAGCGAGAGTCGACGCGATAGAGGTCATATCAGATCTCGGCCCGAAATTGTTGGCGTCGCTTGCGTCACTCAGGATGACTCCCGCTGCCCGATCGGCATCGAAGGGAGGAAAGCAGGATGTCGGTAGCGTCCATTCCGCTGAAGACGTGCTCGCCAGACTCCGGGAAAAGCGCGCTGCCGGTAGGTAGCACTACTCCCCGCCTGTCCACTCCGCCCCTGGTGAAAGGGCCTCCCGGAGATTGCGGATGCGGGTGTGCGCTCGGCCCGGACACCTCCTACGGGTTCGACGTCGTGGACTTCGCAGCGGACGTCCTCGCCACTCCGCTTGACCCTTGGCAGAGATGGGCAGTGATCCACGGAGGTGAACTGCTCCCGGACGGCCGTCCGCGGTTCCGACGCCTACTCATCCTCGTCGCACGCCAGAACGGCAAGACGCACCTACTGAAGACCCTGGCCCTGTACTGGCTCTTCGTCGAGCGGCAGCGTCTGGTCCTCGGCATGTCCACGAACCTCGACTATGCGCGTGAGGCATGGGAGTCGGCAGTCAACGATGCGGAAGCGTGCGACGCACTGTCAGCGATGATCCCCTTCAGGGGGATCCGGCGCGCGAACGGGGAGCAGTGTCTGACGACTACCGACCGGTGCCGGTACAAGATCGCGGCATCGAACCGTCGAGGTGGACGCTCTCTGAGCATCGACAGGCTCATCTCCGACGAGCTACGCGAGCAGCAATCCTGGGAGGCATACTCGGCCGCCTACCCTGCGATGAACGCGAGACCGAACGGCCAGGCGTTCTTCATCAGCAACGCCGGGGATGACCACTCCATCGTTCTGAACAGCCTGCGCACCGACGCGCTGACCTACATCACCACGGGTGATGGGGACTACCGGCTAGGGATCATGGAATGGTCCGGCGATGATGGGTGCGAGCTCGACGACGTCGAACAGCTAGCCGCTGCGAACCCGACCGTGGGTCGACGCATGGACTGGGACACGCTGCTCGGGCCGGCCCGGCAGGCGCGTCTGAAGGGTGGAGACGAGGAGGCGCAGTTCCGGACCGAGGTCCTCTGCCAGCGGGTCCGCAAGATGAATCCGGCGCTCGACGCGACACAGTGGACGTCGCTCGGACCGACGGCCGACGAACCCGCTGTCCCTCTCGACGGCCCTCTACGCGACCGCCTGGCCCTGGTGTGGGACGTCAGCCCTGACGGGCTGCACGCGTGCGTCTACGGTGCGGCAGTGGACGCTGACGGCATCGTCCGACTCGACGGCGTGAGGGCATGGTCGGGACCGGACGCGACCCGGGACCTGAAACGTGAACTGCCCACGCTCGTCGCCCGGATCCGACCCCGGGTCGTCGGATGGTTCCCGTCCGGGCCCGGAGCATCGGTGGCAGCCGATCTCGCGGAACGCAAGAAAGGCGTCCGGTCGGCATGGCCGCCGTTCGGTGTCCGTGTCGAGGCGATCCGGGCAGATGTCCCAGCGGTATGCATGGGTCTGGCGGAGCTCGCCCGGACGCGAGGACTACGCCACTCCGGTGATCCGCTCCTGACCGCACAGGTGGAGTCCGCTCAGAAAGGAAAGCGGGGCGACGCGTGGGTCTTCGTCCGTAGCGCCGAGGGATGGGTCGACGCCCTGTACGCGGCGGCAGGCGCAGCACACCTTTGCCGGACGATGCCCGCACCCCTCACCGTGACACAGGTGATCTCAATACCACGCTGACCAGTAGGCTCAGCGGGTGGGTATCTTCTCTCGGCTCCATAAGACTCCGGTCAAACCGGAGCCGGAGCCTCCGCCTTCCACCGAAGCGTTCTCCTGGGCACCCGGACGTCAACCGTGGCTCCCGGGCGGGACGTACGTGGGAACCGCCGGATGGGCATCCCGGGTCAGCAGGGACGAGGCAATCAGTGTCCCTGCCGTCAAACGGGGCAGGGACCTCATCTGCTCCGTCGGATCCCTCCCGCTGCGGATGGTGAGCAGCACGAATGAGGTGACCCCATCCCCACTCCTACGCCAAATCGACCCGAACACTTCGAACGTCGTGACCCTGTCCCAAACCCTCGACGATTTGCTCTTCGAAGGGGTCGCATGGTGGGAAATCATCTCCTTCGGATGGGACGGGTTCCCGGTGTCGGCCCGCCATCTCGACGTGCACGCCGTCTCGACGACGCCACCTGCCGGGTACCCGGTACAGACACTCCCGTCAGGTCTGTATCCGGCCGGTGTGGTGTGGGTGATGGGACGCGAGATCGACGCGAAGAACGTTGTGCGGTTCGACTCACCGAACGACCCGTTGACGACCGCGGGTGCACGCGCAGTGCGCAGGGCAATCAAGCTCGCGCAGACCTCGGAGATGTACGCGGACGATCCGGAGGCGCGTGCCTACTGGACTCCGAGGGGCGACGTCGACCCCGGTGATCGTGACACCATCGTCGACCACCTCACGCAGTATGCGGCCGCTCGACGGGCAGGATCAGAGGCGTACATCCCCGCTGCTCTTGACCGACATCTCCCGCAGGCTCCATCCGCCGTCGACATCCAGCTCGCGCAGCTTCAGCAGCGTTCCGATCTGGAGATCGCGAACCTCTTGGGAATCGACCCGGAGGACATCGGGGTGAACGTCACGAGCAGGACGTACGCGAATATCACCGACCGGCGGACCGACCGCATCAACAACGTCCTCGCCCCGTACATGGCATCGGTCACCGACCGGCTTTCCCTGAATGACGTCACGAAAAGGGGCTACCGAGTCGCCTTCGATCTGGACAACTACCTGAAGGCGGATCCCGCGACGAGATGGTCGACGTACGGTACGGCCATCGACAAGGGCATCATGTCCGTGGAAGAAATCCGTGAGCGCGAGAGTCTTCCTCCTGGAGTTCCCACACCTCCCGCTCCTGTCCCGTCACCGACCCCTGGAGTATCAGTGCAGACAAGAGGAGGGTTCGTGTCGATGTCGGCAGTGAACGATCCGGTGACGGTGACTTTCTCGACGCTTCTGACGGTCAGCAAAGAGAAACGCACCATTTCCGGCACGGTTCTGCCATTCAATGTCCCAACGGATGATTCCCGGAAATACAAATTCGTTCCGGGATCGGTCACATGGGATTCGTCCGCCGTCGGGCGGATCAAACTGGACCGGGAACATGATCTCCGTCAGCTGCTCGGGTCCGCCACGGATCTGACGGCCGACGACACCGGGATCATCGGCCGCTTCAGGATCGCCCGGACGTCTGCCGGTGATGAGGCCCTGGCCCTGGCCGAGGACGGTGCCCTCGACGGACTCTCGGCCGTCGTGGAAATCCTCTCGGTCGCAGACGACACTGCCGACGACGGGACAACCGTAATCACCGGTGCACGTCTGCGACGTGTAACCCTCACAGCAGATCCCGCGTTCTCCGACGCGAGGGTCACCACCGTTGCCGCACGCGCGGTACGCCCCGGAGAGGAACCCATGTCCGTCACTACCTCTGTCATCCCGGATCCCGGGCCCGTCGAGGCGTTCACGAGCGCCGTCGAGGCGTTCACGAGCGCCGTCGAGGCTCTCGGTGCCGTTCCTGCCGAGCAGCGTTCGACCGTGACCCCGGTCGTGGCGGTGCGGGAGCCTCTGGTGTACTCACTGGCCGGTGTCGGCCCGTCATTCGTCCGTGACGCGTGGGACGCGCGTCATGCCGGGTACGGAAGCTCTCAGGCGGAGGAGGCGGTTGCTCGTTTGCGCCGGTACGGGGAGCAGACGGCGCAGCTCGCAGCCGCGGCGACCCACGCACAGTTCGTCAACACCGGTGACACGACCGACCAGGCGCAAATCATCCCGCCCGGGTACCGCCCTGACCTGTATGTCGGTCAGGTCCCCCAGGGCCGGCCCCTGCGTGACAGCATCGGCACCAGGGTGACCCTGGCGAACGCGACCCCGTTCAAGGTTCCGGTGTGGGTCGGATCCTCCGGGCTCTCCGGGACGAACGTGGAGGGCACCGGCCCGTCGACGGGCACGATGACGAACCACACCTACCTCACCGTCACACCGACGGCGCAGTCCGGAGAATTCGTTATCGTTCGTGAGCTCATGGACTCGTCGAACCCGGCTGTGGACGTCATCGCCATGAACGCGATGCGCGAGGAGTACGCGCAGGACACGGAAGCCGTGATCGCGACGGCCCTGGCCGCGGCGACCGACGACAACACGGGATCCGGGCAGTCCACGGAGGGCTGCTACGTGTACTCGGTCACCGGGACCGGGAACGATCTCATGATCGACGGCGTGCGGGAGATGAGCGCGGACTACGGCGCCCACCGCTTCCTCGAACCCGACACACTCCTTGCCTCCCCCACGGGCTTCAAAGCCCTCACGAAGGCCATCGACGACATCGGGCGACCCATCGCGCCATTCATGGCAGGACAGAACGCCATGGGCACGTACGGACGCGCCCGACGCGTGATGGACGTCGACGGATTCGCCGTCCCCAACGTCTGGTCGATGACTTCGACATACGACGATCTCCTTATGTTCGTCAGTACCGACCTCCTGGTGGGAGAAAGCCCCTTGTTGACCTTCCGGTTCGAGGAAAAGGGAGGACCGGAAAACATTTACCTCAATACGTGGGGATATTTCGCATTCCAAATTCTCCGGTACACCGGAATCCACGCCTGCAACTACACCTCTGCCTGATCTGCTCGAAAGGAACTGGCCATGTCCTACGCAACCCGGGCCCGCACCGACGTCGTCGGGGTGTTCGCCCCCCGCACCGCCGCCCTCCCGCCCGCATCGGGCGCGTCCGAGGACCTGTTCTCCATCACCGGGGAGGTCCTCGTCACCTCGTTCTTCGGGCTCGTCACCGTCGCGATCCCCGCTGCCAGCATCGACTTCGATCTCGCCTTCGACCCGGACGACGGTGGCGCAGACACGGCGCTCGCCACCCTGCTCGCCGTCGACAGCGTGGCGTCCGGGACGTGGCTCGTCCTGAACGCCACGACGGGGGGTGTGCTCGTCGCCGACGTCGACGTGTCCGACGGGGTCCTGCTCGCTGCCCCTCTCGCCCTGAGCGACGGCGACATCAAGCTCAACGTGGCTGGTGGCGGCGCGATCGGCACGACGGCGCGCGTCGAGTGGGGCCTCACGTACGTCCCGCTGTCCGCAGATGGCGCCATCGTCGCCGTCTGACCAATGACCCGGCCCTCCCGGTCAGAGACGTGCCCTGACCGGGTGGGCCGGTACCAGGAGGACCTATGCCAGCACGTCTGAGCGCGTCCGATGTCGCCGATGTAGGCGACACGTGGCGTGGCGTCCTGCTCGTCACCGACGTCGACGGCACATCGGCGTCAGCTGACACCGTGACCGTTGTGGTGGTCGAGCCATCCGGCGCGACCCTGGCAGGGACCGCCACGGAGCAGGACACGCCGGGTGAGTACATCGTCGAGTACGACGTCGCCGTCTCCGGCCTGCACATCATCATCATCACGGCTGCCTCGACGACCTTCGGCACCGACGTCCTGACCATGTCCATCCACGTCCGGGCCACGACCGGCACGATCCCGGACATGTCGGCCGTCATGGCCTACCTCGGAGACACCAGCTACACAGCGGAGGAGATCTCGGATGCACTTGCGGCAGAGCAGGCGGCGCAAACCCACGCCTGCACCATCCCGGCCGAGTACCCGGCCGATCTCGCGCAAGCCCTCAAGCGGCGCGTCGCCCGAAACCTCGCAGCCCGCGACGTCCCAGTAGCCTCATTCACTTCGTTCGAAGGCGGCGGAACGTCGGCACGCGTCCCCAAAATCGACGCAGAGATCGCCCGATTCGAGGGCCCCTGGCGGAAGTGGCCGGTCGCGTGACCCTCACCGAAGCCCGTGAGGCAATCGCGGCCGCCCTATCAGCCGTCGAGGACATCCACGTACGCGACAGGGGCCCCCTGAAAGCCCCACGACAGGGCGACGGATGGGTCACCATCCAATCCCTCGCACCGGCCGACTACACACGCTGTACGGCGCGCCTGACGGCCATCGTCGTCCTCGGATCTGACGAGGCACTCGCAGAAACGCTCCTGGAGACGTGGGCCGTCGCCTGCATCGACGCGGTCACGACCGGAGACATCCCGACGAGTGACGTCGTCCTTGAGCCGATCCTGCTGACCGTCGACACCGGCGGAGCGCTCTGGGCATTCACCCTGACCATGACCACGGAGGTAGAACCGTGAGCACCATCATCGGAAGCCGGAAAACCGAATTCTTCCTCGACGGCGTCAACTACACCGACGAGGTCTCATCCGTCCTCCTTTCGGCGGGGAAAACGGAATCGGATTTCGTGTCGTTCACCGAAGCGCTCGCTGGTGGCGGGAGGGACTACACGCTGAAGCTGACGCTCCGGCAGGACACCGATACGTCCGCGCTCTGGTACACGATCTGGGACGCGGCAGGGGATGACCTGGAATACGAGTTCTGGCCGAATGGGGGATCTCCCACACCGTCGGCGGACACCCCGAAGTTCTCCGGGACCGTCACGATCTCCGAGCCGGATGGGGACCTGCTCGGAGGGGACGCGAACACGTCCCCTCGCATGGTGCAGACGGTGAAGGTCGAATGGCTGTGCACCGACAAGCCGGACCTGACCGTCTGATGCCTATCGGTGTCCGCGTCGAGGGCCTGAACAAGACGGTACGCGCCCTTCAGGGGGTCGGTGTCGAGGTAGCCGATCTGAAAACCGCGTTCGCTGCGATCGCGGCAGAGGGGGCCCGTCTGGCTGCCGGATACGCGCCTCATCGCAGCGGGACCCTGTCGGGCACGATCCGGGGGAACAAGGCGAAGAACAAGGCGGTCGTCATCGCGGGTAAAGCGCGGGTCCCCTACGCGGGAGCCATCAACTACGGGTGGCCGAAACGCAACATCCGACCATCCCTGTACATGCAGCGCGCCGATGCCGAACTCGCCCCGAAGGCAGTGAAAATGCTCGAATCCGGTCTCGACGACGCCATCCGAAAGGCAGGACTGGAATGACTGACGAAGGACCTCTCAATGGTCTCAGAATCGACGCCAGGGACATGTCAAGGTCCCTGACCGGCTTCGACGAGATCGCCATCAGGAAGGCGTTCGGAGACGCTTTCGAGAGCCTGAAAGGCATGTTCGCCGGGCGCAGTCTGGTGTTCGTGCATTTCAGGCGTGATGGCATGAAAGATGCCGATGCGCATCGAAGGTCTTTGGAACTCACCGTGGGCGAACTGGAGATAATCTTCAGGAATGACGAGGACGCCGAGGGAAACGCGGATGGCTCGACGGAGATCCCGACGATGATCTGAATCGGGCCTACGCGAACTTCATCGTCGGAACCGGTCTCTCATTTACCCCTGACCAATATCTGGGGCTGACGAGAGGACAAAGGAACGCCGTGATAGAGGAAACCAACCGAAGGAGGTGAAACAGGATGGCCGGTCCCATCAAGATTTCGTTTCTCGCGGACGTCGGAAAGGCACAGAAAGCGATCAAGGATGTTGCACAGACGACGGAAGATGTCGGAGAATCCGTCGAGAAAAGCGGAAAGGGAATGTCTGCGGGATTGGACAAGCTGGGGGATGCCGCCCTCGGAATGAACAGCGCCGTCGATACCGCCGGAAGCGCTCTCCAGTCCCTCGACGACATTCAGAACGCTGGCAGGAATGAGGCGATGCGTCTTGCTCGCGCACAGCAGGACGTCAAACAGGCAGAACTCGACGGAGAACAAGCCGCTACCGATCTGAAACAGGCGACCGAGGACCTGAAACAGGCGCAGATCGACGGGAAACAAGCCGCCGTCGACATCGGTCAGGCGCAGATCGACAAACGTCAGGCGGACCTCGACGCTGCCACGGCGCAGACCGAGTACAACACGGCGGTGAAGAAATACGGGGCAAACAGCGCAGAGGCCAGACAGGCGCAGATCGACCTTGCTCAGGCTCAGAGCGACGGGAAACAAGCCGCTGTCGATCTGAGACAGGCACAGGCTGATCAGAAACAGGCGCAGATCGACGCGACTCAGGCTCAGACCGACGGAAAACAAGCGATCATCGACGCCAAGAATGCCACGCTTGATCTCGCAGATGCCCAGCGTGAAGCGAATCCGACATTCGTCCAACAAGCGCTGACGGCATTTCAGACCTATGCGCCTGTACTCGCAGCTGCCACGGTGAGCGCACAAACTCTGGCGGCAGCGAATCTGCGAGTGACAGTGACGTCTGTGGCGCAGAGGATAGCAATGGTCGCGGGCGCCATCGCTACAGGTGCCATGACAGCGGCACAGTGGGCTCTTAATGTCGCGATGGACGCGAACCCTGTTGGGATCGTGATTCTCGGCATTGCGGCCCTGGCGGCGGCACTGGTGGTCGCATGGAAACGGTCTGAGACATTCCGGAACATTGTCACCGGAGTATTCACCACCATCGCGTCGACGATCCGGAATGTCGTGGGATGGGTACGGTCGAATTGGCCACTTCTTTTGGGAATTCTCACCGGGCCGATCGGAATCGCCGTTGCCGTGATCGTGAAGAATTTCGATAGGATCTCGTCGACGGTCCGGGCAATTCCTGGGAAAATCCGTAGCGTGTTCTCCGGTGCGGGAAGTCTTCTCGTCAATGCCGGAAGAAGCGTCGTACAAGGATTCATTCGTGGAATTGAGTCCTCATTCAAATCTGTTCAAAATACGCTTGGGCGACTTACCAGTATGCTCCCGGATTGGAAAGGTCCCGCATCACGAGACCAGAAAATCCTCGGAGAATCCGGGCAGCTGGTGATGGCGGGATTCCTCACCGGCCTGGAGTCGCAGTACGGGATCGTCCAAGCGTCCCTGGAAGGCTTCACGACCGGGCTCAGTACCGCCGGATCGTCCACCAGCACCAGTGCTGGTGTCTCCACGGGAACACCAGCATGGGCACAGCGCCTGATCGACCTCCTCGACGGTGGCCTGTCGATGACGCTGACATCGACGGGAAACCGGGCGGATGACGCCATTCTCGCGATCCTGCGGGATCGGATCCGGGTCACTGCCGGAGGCAGCGTCACAAGGGCATTGGGGAGCTGACATGGGCAGGATCCACGACACGTGGGCCGACAGCGATACACCCATCATGGTGGAGCTCTACTACTCCTCTGCCTGGCATGACGTCACCAGCGATCTCGGAGACGCAGGGGTGACCATCACCCCTCGCGGACGGACCGGTGACCTAGGTCATGTATCTGCCACCCAGTGCACGGTGCAGCTCGCGAATCCGCTTGGGACGTACTGTCCCAGGAACCCGAACGGTGCCCTGTACGGGCTGATCGGACGGAACACACCCATCCGGGTATCCGTGACCCTCGGAGGAATCACCTATCCCCGGTTCACCGGGCAGGTGTCGGCGTGGCCTACCAAGTGGGGCGTAAAGGGCGCAGAATCCGCATACGCGGCCCTGGAGTGCGCCGGTGTACTCCGCAGGATCGGGCAGGGATCCGCGCCCCTACAGAGCTCGTACAGACGTGCCTGCGTCGGCAGTGCAGCCGCGATCTCGAACCTTGCCGCGTACTGGCCGATGGAAGACGGGGCCGACGCCGAACGATTCGCATCTGGATTACCTGGTGGACCGGAGATGACCTACACCGGGTCGGCGTCCCTAGCATCCGACACCGACACTTTCGCCTGCTCCACCGCCCTACCCGTTCCCGGATCCGGATTCAGCGCCTGGACACAGGTCCCCTACTCGGCCCCTACCGGCGAGATTCAGGTCCGCTGCCTCCTGTCGGTCCCCTCGGCCGGGATCTCGACGACATCCCGCCTCCTACACGTCATCGCTGCCGACGCGAGCGCGCGCCGATGGGACCTGACCCTGAAAACCGACGGCGCACTGATCCTGAAGGCGTATGAAGATGGTGACAGCTCGACGGATACCGGGACCGCCGTCCTCGACACCGGCGCGATCACGTTCGCGTGCAACGGGAAACGAGTTCGCCTACACCTATCGATGATCAACTCCGGGAGCGACGTCGTCTACAAGATCGCCACCCTTGAGGTCGGGGCGGTGGGCGGGAACTACTACTCGGGAACCCTGGCGGGATACCAGGTGGGTCGATGCAGCCGGATCGGGATATCCCCTGACGGCGGGATCGACGGCGTGACCATCGGCCACGTCACCGTGCAAACCCTGGAGTCCAGCGTGTTCGAGCTGAAGGCCCAGTTCAACGCGTACATCGACGAGCTGGCGAGCGCTCGCCTCTCACGGCTCTGCGCAGAGGAAGGGATCACGTATGCGGCCCTGGGAAGCGCGACTACGTCCGCGATGGGATACCAGAAGGCCGGCGCTCTGACGGACCTGCTCATGCAGGCGCAGGATTCCGACCACGGGATCCTGTACGAGCCCCGGGACGGTGACGGGCTCACCTACCGGGTCGGACGCGACCTGTACACACAGGATCCCGCACTGACCTTGGCGTACATCGAAAACGGCCTCGTGCCGTTCGAGCCGTCGGAGGACGATTCCGCCACCAGGAACCTTGTCACGGTGGCACGGATCGGCGGGTCCAGCTCGACGAGCGAGGTCACCGACGGGCCTCTGTCGACACAGGAGCCTCCTGACGGCGTGGGGATCTACGGGGACTCCGTGTCCCTCTCGCTCGCCGATGACTCCCAGGTCGCCGATCAGGCGTCGTGGCTGTCGCATCTCGGGACGGTCGACGAGCCGCGATGGGAGATCGGTGTCGAGCTCGCCGATCCCCGCGTGCAAGCGGCCGGCCTTCCCGCCGGCCTTCTCGCCCTCGACCTGGGTGACAGGATCGTCGTGACCGGTCCTCCCGCGTGGCTCCCGCCAGGGCCCATCGACGTCCTCATACAGTCGATCACCGAGACGATCACTCCGGCGAGGTACACCATCTCCCTGGGGTGCACTCCGGCGTCCGGGTACCGGGTCGGCGTATGGGACTCGACGAGTGCGCGGTACTCCGGGGCAGGGACGACTCTCAACGGCGCGATCACGGCGAGCGCAACGAGCGTGACGATCACTCCCCCTACCGGGGTCACCTGGAGTCACGGTGACGGGGATTTCGACGTGGTGGTCGATGGTGAGCGGATGACCGTCACCGGTGTCGCAGGGAACGTCCTGACGGTGACCAGGTCCGTGAACGGCGTCGTGAAGGCGCACGCGTCGGGCGCGTCCCTTGACCTGTATGAGCCCTGCTACATCGGACTGTGAGGACAGAATGGCCATCTCTGCCGGGTCGATCATCACCGCTGCCGACATCACGGACGCGATCACCCATCCGTTCTGCAAAGTGTCGAGGTCGACGACGATCTCCGTACCGGCCTCGACACCGACCCTGATGACGTGGTCGACGGACGACCGGGATGCCTACGGCATGCACTCGACGGTGACGAACACGAGCCGGCTCGTGTGCGTGCGTGCCGGTCTCCACCGCGTCGAGGTCCTGTTCAACATGGCCGCGTCGACGACCAACGCCAGACAGTGCATCCTGCGGAAGAACGCCGCCGGGAGCTCGTCCGGGGGGACGCTGATCGAGACACAGCAGCCGACGCAGGCCGTCAGCGGGTCGATGGTCATCCCCCTGTTCACCTACGCGGACCTCGTCGTTGACGACTACGTCGAGTGGTTCTTCAACCAAACGACGAGCGGGGCCCTGAACGCGCAAGCCGGATGGGCCACCATGATCCACATTGCCGACTGACCCCGTCTACTCACTAGACGGGTACCCCTGCCAGCACCCGTCTACTCACTAGACGGGTACCCGTCTACTCAGTAGACGGGGGTCGTCTAGTGAGTAGACGACATTCATATCTACTCAGATAGTCATAAGGGCCAGCGCTCGCGCTCGCCGGTGCGAGCGCTGGCCAGCGGGACCCGCGCGTGCTACCGTGCCGTCCATACAGACCCTATACATAGGTGTGCCCCGGACCGGTGACACGATCCGGGGCGGATGGAGCTCCTGAGATGACACATCGTACCGCCCACGACCCATCCCCCACCCGATTCGGAATCGTCCACGAGACCGTGGCCGTGACCCTCGGAGCGCTCCGGGACACCTCCGCACTCGCCGTCTACGTCGCGCTCGCGATCACGGCAGACGGCTCGACCGGCCGGACGACGGCATCCGTCACAGCTCTATGCCAGCGCAGCGGTCTGTGCCGCCAGAGCGTCGTGGATGCCCTGACCCGCCTGGCCGACCTAGGCCTCATCGTGCGAGCGGCGCGCCGGGGACAGAGCCCGCGTACGACCCTGATGGCCCTGGAGCGGGCGGCGGATGACCGGTCCCAGACCAGGCCCGCCCCTGCGCCGATCGCCTCCACTGACGGCAGGGAGGACGAGGTGGGGGAGGGGCAGGCATGCACCGGAACCTCTCCGTCACGACGGCAGACGTCGCAGGCGGCCACCAGCGTCCCGCCACGGCCCCGGATGGGCGACGATGCCCACCAGGCCCTAGCAGCCCTAGAAACGGCCCCACGCGGCGGCATGGCGCTCCTACGTACCGCGATCCGCCGTGATTCCTGGCAGAGACCGGCACCCATCACGGGGTCCGACATGACGGCCGCGGCGATCCGTGACGTCGTCGGCCCCCTGACCGACGACGAGCTCGTCGAGCCGCTCTCCACGCTCGCCAGGATCGGCCGCGGCGATGCCATGGCGGGATGGACGATGGCGAGTGCCGAGCTCGACCTGCCCTCGCCCTGCCCAGACCTGGCGTACGTGCTGAGCGCGCAGCTACGGCGCATCGCACGCCGACACGAGTAGACGTCTACACATAATGTATGTATACTGTGTGTATGAAATCGGCACAGCGCACACGTGACCATTGGATCAGGCGCCCGGTCGATCCGGACGGACTGGTCCACGTGACCATCCGCGTCCCCGGTCACCTCGTCCTCGCCCTGGACCAGCTCGCCATCAAGGGACGTAGATCAAAGAACGCGACGCGCGAACTCGCACTTGAGCTAGGCGCCGGACTACTCGCCTCACAAATCAACTCGGCTGAAAAAAGCGAGGAATGATGCAGCACTGCACCGACTGCGGATTTCATGCCACATGGAAATGCACCATTACCACCGACTGGGGTGATGACTGGACAGAGCCCGAACAGGAATATGCGACTCTGTGCACCGGATGCCTATCCGTTTACCACGATGACGACATCGACAATCTGACGCTGATATCGGAATAATCGCCAAAATATTAAAGGGTGCCTGACAACTAGTCAGGAAGGCAGGCACCCCTACTTCCTCTGGAGAAGCGATGCTCACGATACATACAGTCTTCACCGCTACACAATCCACGTGGCACTGGGACTGGACAGTTCCCCCTGACGCCATCACGGCAAACGCCGTGATGTCCCTGGTCCTGGCGGGAATCCTCGACTATTTCGGGATCGGCCCGGATGCGTGGTGCGACAGGATCGCCACGATCTTCGTGCTGACCGGAATCTCCGGGCTCATGACAACCGGAAATCCGCACGTCAACACGATCTTCCTGCGCTGGCTCCACATGCACGCGCAGTGGGCCTACCTGTGCACAGAGGCCGTCGGTATCGCTGCACTCGCGATGCTCTACGGATGCCTGGCCCCTCCGAAGGCCGCCGGACGACTGGGAAGGGCCGCCCGGTTCGAGCTCAGGAGGAAGAAGTCCGGTGCACGGTTCAACCCGCGCGTCTGGATACTCCCCGGTGTCGTGGCGGCCTTCCCGGTGAGCTCAGGACTCATCGGCATGGCCACCTACCCGATCGTCATGGTGATGATCAACGTCGGGCAGGCGGTCACCGGATGGCTCACCGGATGGCCAGCATGAGCACCGGAACATGGTTACGGAGCGTGCTCCCGGTCGACACCGACCGGGAGCCCCTCCCCTCCCCCACCGACGGACAGGGGAAGCAGGACCTGACCTGCGGAAATGGGGAATCCACGTCAGAAATGGACCTCCCACAAATCGGGACAATGGGGAAAGTCTGCTCCCCCGTGGAACTCCCCGTGGAACCCCCCGTGGAACCCCCTCCCGTCGCTACCGTCAGTGATGGAGGACGGAGGCTCATCCGGACCCGAGATGGCGAATACGCAGACGCCGGATACCTCTGGCTCATCGACCCGGACCACCCTGGCGAGGACACCACCGCCCTCGTCCTCCTGGTGGCCCGTGGATGGTCACCAGAGGACCTCTGGGACTACATGTACCCAGAAACACCGCTCGCGCCGGTGCCCCTCCCTGAGCCCCTTGAGCGGACACCTGACGCCCTGGCGAGCGCCTGGTGGGCCGACCATCCGGACGGTACCCAGACGGCCTGTATGAAAGCCCTCGTGAGGGCAGGAATCCCCAGGACATCCGCGTACAGAGCGGCACGGAAGGGTAAGCCATGACGACCTCGACACTCGACAGGCAGGTACGGCGAGCAGACAGGACGATCCAAGGGGTGTCCTGGGTGATCGTCGCCGTCGTCGCCACCTACTCCCTCATGACCTCCACACCGCTCGTCCGGGCACACAGCGCCTGGACATGGTCAGCTCCACTGCTCGGCATCGCCGTCGACGCGGCGTTCGTCATGGCACTCCAGGCAGACGCAGTCCTGGCACGCCACGGCGCAACAGCCGGCACCTGGCCGATCATCCTGCGCTGGTGGGCAGGACTCGCCAGTGTCGGCCTCAACGTAGGAGCAGCCGCACTGACACGAGATTGGGTAGGTGTCGGTATCCACACCATCGCCCCCGTCCTCCTACTGACCCTGGGAGAGGCAGCGCCTGCGTACCGGCGCGCCATGGCCAGCATCACCACTGCGCAGGACTGCGCACCCACTGCGCACACTGCGCAGCGCGCTGACCTGCACATTGCTCAGGACACTGCGCAGTACGACACATCGACTGCGCAGGACTGCGCACCCACTGCGCACCTACCTGCGCACACTGCGCAGGACTGCGCACCCACTGCGCAGGATCGCGACGAGGCAGTGCGCAGCGCCTGGCTACAGGGCCTGTCCACCCGCGCTGCCGCACTCCAGATCGGGATGAGCCCATCATGGGTCCGTGGCCAGTACGCAGCACTCACGAGAGAATCAGCGGATGACGACGCGAGGGTGGAACGTGCTCGCTAGCGAGAGGGACTAGTGGCGCGGCACGGGTGGGCAGGCAAGGGATCGTCGAGACGCTGGCGAACCCTGCGCCTGTCCATCCTCGCCAGGGACAAATGGACCTGTCAGCTGCAACTCGCCGGGTGCACTCACGACGCGACAGACGTCCACCACACCATGGGCAAGGATGCTGGTGATGACCCGAGGACACTGCTCGCATCATGCCAATCCTGCAATACGAAGATAGGAGATCCACTCAAATTCAATCCTGAAATGCGCAGTAAAACGAGATGGTGACCGGTTTTTTCCGCCCGTGGAATTCCACGGAACAG